ATTAGTTAAGAGATGGGCATTCGGTGATAAATCATTTAGAATAGCAACAATACAAGACCCTAAATTAAGAGCTTGGGCTGAACAAACTGATAAACAAGACCAACAAAAGATATCAAAACAAAATCTAATGAGATTTGAGGAAATATTCTTAGGAGTTGGTGCAGATGTATTATCGTTTATGGAATCAGTACTTACTGCAAATCCTGATTCTGCAAAAAGACAGATGGTAGCTCGTTTACAATCAACAATCGCTCAAGTAAAAGCAAGTGGTGACCCTAAGAAAGTTGAAAAACTTAAATTAGAGTTACAAAGATTAAACGCTTTGGGTGGATTTGATAAGATTGTACCAAACGAAGGTATTGTATTTGTATATAATGGTAACACCTATAAACTAACAGGTGCATTCGCACCACTAAATCAAATTTTAGGTATTTTCTTCGATAGTTAATCGTTTTCTTAATTTTGATATACTTATATATACAAATATATTGTATATAATATGGCAAAGGAATTTAATAAAAAGTTTATGCATCCAACTCGTAGAAAGTTGGTAGATATGGTATTGACAGGTGGTGAATATCAAAAGGAAGCATTTGTATCATTTGCTGGGGCTGATAAGGAAGTAATAAAGCGTAAGGTTGGTGAGAGATGGACTGATGAAACTGGAAAGTCTTGGGAGCAGCATGCTGGTGGTAAGATAGAAGTTTCGGAGTTAGGTGATATTATGGCCGAAACAAGAGCATATTTATCTAAATTAAATAGTTGTAAAGCGGATGATTGTAAAACAATTAAACCAGGTAGAATTGATAAAAAATTAATATCTAAAACTGGGTATTGTACAACTTGTTTAGCAAAAAAAGAATCTCAAATTAAAATAGATGGGTTGTGGGAAGCATACGAAGATTATAAAATATATAATAATATGATTTCCTATGGTAAAGATATAGTTTCTCAATTCCAACAAGCATATAATGATGCTAAGCAAGAATATGAAGTTGTAAACGAAGATGGTACAATTGAAAAGTGGAGTATGGAAAGAGATGTAACCGAATTAAAAGCAGAAATCTTAGAAGATATAACTCGTTTTGAAGAAGAAATCCAACAGGCAATCAAACTAAGAAACGAAGCTTGGGATAAGTTGAAAGATAAAGGGTATGATTTAGTAAAACCTCTTGTTGATTAATATGAGTACTGGAATTACACAAAAAAAATCCCTAAAAGAGATTATTGCAGAAGAATACAAAAAGTGTGCGGTAGACCCGATTCACTTTATGAAAAAGTATTGTATGATTCAGCACCCGGTGAGAGGTAAGATACCTTTTCACCTTTTTCCATTTCAAGAGAGTACACTAACTCAATTTGCAGGAAATCGTTTTAATATAGTTCTAAAATCCCGTCAAACTGGTATCTCAACTCTTTCAGCTGGATATGCACTTTGGAGAATGTTATTCAATTCTGATTTTAACGTATTGGTTATTGCAACTAAGCAAGATGTAGCAAAGAACTTAGTAACTAAGGTAAGAGTAATGCATGAATTACTTCCTTCTTGGTTAAAAGGTGGTTCTTTGGAAGATAATAAACTTTCACTTAAATTACAAAATGGTTCTCAAATTAAGGCTATTGCATCATCTCCTGATGCAGGACGTTCTGAAGCCTTATCACTTTTAATATTTGATGAGGCCGCCTTTATTGGTGATATTGATGAAATTTGGACATCTGCACAATCAACACTTTCAACGGGTGGTAGTTGTATCGCCCTTTCTACTCCAAATGGTGTGGGTAACTGGTTTCATAAAACTTGGTTATCTGCAGAAGAAGGTTCTAATCCATTCAATACAATCAGATTACATTGGACAGTACACCCTGAAAGAGGTGAAGCTTGGAGAGAAGAACAAGAAAAACTATTAGGAGCAAAGAAAGCGGCACAGGAATGTGATTGTGACTTCGTATCTTCTGGTGATACTGTTATAGACCCAGAATTATTAATGTTCTATAAAGAATCATATTGTCAAGACCCATTAGAAAAGACCGGATTTGATGGTAACCTTTGGAGATGGGAATATCCAGCACCAGGTGGTTCTTATATGGTCATTGCCGATGTGGCTAGAGGTGATGGTTCGGATTATTCCGCAGCTCATGTTATGGAAATTAATAGTTGTACTCAAGTAGCTGAATACAAAGGGAAGGTGGATACCAAAGATTTTGGAAACTTTTTAGTTGAATTATCTACACAATATAATGATGCTTTACTTGTTATAGAGAACGCAAATATTGGTTGGGCAGCTATTCAGCAAGTAATAGATAGACAGTACAAAAACTTATTCTATATGAGTAAGGACTTGAAATATGTGGATGTTGAAAACCAAATGAGAAACAAATACCGAGCAGATGAAAGACAAATGGTAGCTGGTTTTTCAACTACGTCTAAGACTAGACCACTAATTGTTTCTAAATTAGATGAATATTTTAGAGAAAAAGCCGTTACAGTTCGTTCTAATCGTTTGATAGATGAATTGTTTACATTTATATTTATGAATGGTAGAGCTGAAGCTATGAAGGGTTATAACGATGACTTGGTAATGGCATTTTGTATTGGATTGTGGGTTAGAGATACGGCACTTCGTTTAAAGCAAGAAGGTATTGATTTAACAAAGAGAGCAATGGGTGGTATATCATCAAACATGCAACACTCTGGTGTTTATGGTGGTAGTAATATGGATGATAATCCTTGGAAGATGCGAATTGGTGATGGATTTGAAGATTTATCTCAATGGTTATAAAAATAGTAGTGTTTTGGTAAATTACGATATTTATGGTATATGTCAAAATATAAATTAAAGCCAAATGATTAAATTAAAAAATATCCTAAACGAAGATGAGTATGTTGACCAAGCATATTCAATGGGAGATACACCACAAGACAACCCAATCGATGATTATGATGAATTGGATGTAGAGCAAGAAGATATGGATGATTTCATCAACTATCTTAAAACATATTCGGATGAACTAAATGAAGCAAATTGTCCTTGTGTTTTTGAAGCAGAATACCAAGGTAGAGAAGTGAAGTTAGGAAAACCAACACAAGGGGATGTTAAAAAGTTTAAAGTTTATGTTAAGAACCCAAAAACAGGAAAGGTAATTAAAGTAAACTTTGGTGAAAAAGGAGCAAAAATAAAAAAATCAAATCCTGAAAGAAGAAAATCGTTCAGAGCAAGACATAACTGTGAAAATCCTGGTCCAAGAACAAAAGCAAGATATTGGTCTTGTAGAAAATGGTAAATAAATTATGGCAGAAGAACAACAAATAGATGACAGAAGTTTCTTTGGTAGACTTAAAAAACTATTTTCAACCAATGCAATTGTAACGGTTGATAAAGATGGTAAACGAAAAGTTGTAGACACCGAAGACCGTCAGCATAATACTAACTTTGTAAATCTTAGGGATAGATATACAAAATTACAAAGGTCTTATTATGAAACAAGTCAGGGTGCACAATCAATGGCATACCACCAAGTTCGTAGAGAACTTTTTAGAGATTATGATGCTATGGATATGGACCCAATCATATCATCTGCATTAGATATATACGCTGATGAAAGTACAACTAAGAACGAATATGGTGATGTACTACAAATCAAATCTACAAACGAAAATGTAAGAGAGTTACTTCATAATCTATTCTATGATATATTAAACATAGAATTTAACTTATGGCCTTGGGTTAGAAATTTGGTAAAATATGGTGATGCTTTTTTAGCATTAGAAATTGCACCTCAAAAGGGTATTGTAAATGTAATGCCACACTCAACTTATAACGTAGAAAGATTAGAAGGTACTGACCCAAATAATCAAAACTATGTAAAATATAAAGTAGAGTTAGACCAATATGGTAAAAAAGAATATGAGCAATATGAGATGGCTCATTTTAGAATGTTATCGGATACTAACTTCCTTCCTTATGGTAAATCAATGGTAGAGGGTGCACGAAGAATTTGGAAACAATTATCTCTTATGGAAGATGCGATGTTAATCCATCGTATTATGAGAGCACCTGAAAAAAGAATATTTAAAATTGATATAGGTAACATTCCACCTGTTGAAGTAGATAACTATATGCAAAAGATTATTAACAAAATGAAGAAAACTCCATTTGTTAATAAAGAAACTGGTGACTACAACTTAAAATATAATATACAAAACCTTACCGAAGATTTCTTCCTACCTGTACGTGGTAGTGATAGTGGTACAAATATTGAAAACCTACAAGGTTTAGAATATGCAGCAATCGAAGATATTGAGTATCTACGAAATAAATTATTTGCATCTTTAAGAGTACCAAAGGCTTACTTATCGTATGATGAAAACGTTAATGGTAAAGCTACCTTAGCTGCAGAAGATGTTCGTTTTGCAAGAACTATCGAAAGAATTCAAAGAACAGTTGTTAGTGAATTAACTAAAATAGCAATTGTACACTTAGCAGCTCAGGGTATTGAGGATTCGGAAATGACAAACTTTGAATTAACGCTTACTAACGCTTCTACAATATATGAGCAAGAGAAAGTTAATTTATGGTCTGAAAAGATAAGATTAGCAACAGATGCAAAATCACTTAATATGTTATCATCTGATTGGGCATATCATAATATCTTTGGATTATCGCAAGATGAGGTGGATATTGAAAGAGCAAAAGTAATATTAGACCTTAAAGACCGTTTCAGACACAACTCAATTGAACAGCAAGGACAAGACCCAGCAAATCCACCACAACAACAAAATGTGGAAGAAGAAATCAGTAAATTGAAAACTGAAATTGAATTGAATAGAGGAGTTGGAAGGCCAAGAGAGGGTAACACTTATGGTAAAGATAAACATCCGTATGGTAGAGACCCATTAGGAGATAAGGAAAATCATAAGGAAAGAAAGAGAGATGATAGACATGTAAACACAAACGCTAAGAAATTAGCAAGAGAATATATAAACGGAATTTCATCGAAAAAGAAGGTTTTAAACGAAAAATCTGATATGTTGGATGAAAAAAACCTATTAGATGACACTAAAATTTAATAAAGAAAAATTTGTTTATATTTATATGTGTTAGTTTATAGGGTAGATTAAATATAGGGTAATTAAATGAAAAAAATTAAACATTCCAAGTTTAAGAACACTGGAGTGTTATTTGAGCTTTTAGTAAGACAAATAACATTGGAAGTTCTTAATGGCGATAAGAAAGAAACCGCTAAAAACATTGTAAGAGAGTTCTTTGCTCCAAATACGGAGTTGAACAAAGAATTACGTCTTTATGATATACTATTAAAAGAGAAGTATAGCTCCGAAACTAAAGCGGATAGATTGGTGGAAACTGTATGTGATGCACATGCTAAATTAAACCAATCAGCATTATCAAAAGAGAAATTTAATCTTATTAAAGAAGTTTCTGCAAAATTTGATATTGAACAATTCTTATCATCACCTATTTCTAACTATAAAGTATTAGCTTCTATATACAAAGTATTTGAATCTAAGAGAGAAACTAACTATGATATTAAAGATATTTTTAATTCTAAAATTACTTTAATTGAGAATATTACATCTAAACCCTCACAAAAAGCTCAACCAACCGAAGATAAAAAGTTGATTGAATCCTATAAACAACAAGACAAAGACCTTAGATTACTTACCTATAAAATCCTTGTAGAAACTTTTAATAAAAAATATACAAATTTGGATGATTCTCAAAAGAATTTATTAAAAGAGTATATTAATAATATTACCAATACTACAAAATTCAAAGATTACGTTTCAGTAGAACTTCCTAAAATTGTAGCAGAATTAAAATCAATCAAAGGAAAAGTAAACGATAAAGTTACTACTATTAAGTTATCAGAAACTATTTCTGTTTTAGAAAAAATGAAAATGGGCAAAACTGTATCCGATTCTCAGGTTTCATCAATTATGCTTTCCTATGAGCTAATTAAAGAACTTAAATCTAAAGTAAAATAATGGAAGCTAGATTAAAAGAAGCTATTAGAAAATACGTTAGAGAGCGTAATATGAAAAAGACATTGGATGAAATGTCTGCAACCGGAAACGTAGCAGGATATAATACACCAGCTGCATTTTCAAAACCCGGTCAAACCAAAAAGAAAAACAATAGATTAGCTAGTGTAACTGGTGGAACTATTGTAAATAACTTAGAAGAAGGTGAAAAGGATTGGGCATTGGGTGATGTGCCGGCTAGTAAAGATGAAGCACTACCAATGAAACCAACAGCAGCAAAAGAAGTTGATAAAGCAAAAGTTGCAGATATTAGTGGAATGATTGTTGCAGAAAATAGATGGTTAGAATTAAAAAGAGAAGATTCTTCACCAAAAGCAAAAGTTGGTAGAGGAGTTTCTAATATACAAAAACAACTTTCTGAAATGGAGAAGTTTGTTAATTGGTATTCTAAAATTAAGACTGAAAATGGACTTAAGAAAGAAGATTACTGGAAAAGAACAAACGCATCTCTATATAAAATCAGAGAAAGGTTAATGAGAATAACTGAAAAATTAAGAACTTTATAAAATGCCAGCAGTATCTAAAGCACAACAAAGATTTATGGGAATGGTTCATGCAGCTCAAAAGGGTGATATGGAAAATCCATCACCTGAAGTACAAAAGGCAGCAGATTCAATGTCCGATAAAGATGCTAAAGATTTTGCATCAACATCACATAAAGGTTTACCAAATAAAAAAGAAAATATGATAACTAGAAATAGACTAAAGGAAATCGTTAAGGAAGTAATGGTAGAAGAAGCAGAATACCAAGCATTCTTTAAAAAG